AGAAAGCATGGTTGCGGCGATATTAAGCATCGCACGGGTCTGGTCTAAATCAGCGGGGGGCTTGTCCCATCCCACGGTAATCTGTCCTATGAACCTACTCGGCTCAGGCGGGATACTGATCCTGCACCCAAACCGCATACCTTTTTCTATGTACCAAAGGCCAATTTCAGACTGTGCCGCCTTGTACTCACCGCACGGGACGTTGCCTGCCATGAGGTTTACTACGTCCTGATTGTTGGCTTGGTTGGTCGTAAAGAGTCCTACATCCAGCCCATCATTGGTCTTGTCTCTGCCTTCCTTGGTATACGCCCGATACTGCACCCGGGTTCCCAGCAGAGGGTTAACCTTAAACACCGCCACGGTAGTCGCACCCGTGGTCTTAAATAGGTGGGCTACAGCATCCTCAACCCGGTCTTCCACAATGTCTGGCAACTTCTGATGCTCTTTATAGGTGCCTACGATCAGATCTTTGTTGTCGTATAGCATCCAGCCACCGAAGGCCAGCACAGCCATCATGATCATGGCAAAGAGTTTAAACGGCGAGTCAACATACGCCAGCACCTTAGAGAGCGTGTCGTTAGCGTTTAGTTTCTCAGCCATTACAGGTGACCCTTCATGATGTAATAAATAGTGACAACCAGAAACGCCAGCGTCACGCAAATAATCTGCAACTCACGTAACTTCTCTACATCCCTACCCAGTGCATCTTTACTCTTGGCATGACGGGCAATCATGTCCTCTTTAATCTTCTTGACCTTCTCAAACTCTTCCTCACCCTTGAACTGCCCAAACTGTTGGATCAGAAAGTCTTTTACTTCCAACTCCATGCGGCGAATCTGATCTAGCCTGCGCCACTCCGCCATAGCGGTCATGATAGTTATCTCACCTACTTGTTTACTACGTACTGCTTTAAAGGCATGACGGGCTTTAACCTCCGCCATTCCAAAGTTCTGAATGGACTCGACTGCCGAACTCACTTCTCTGCCCGACTCAATGGCAGATTTAATGCTCTTTGTTGCCGCCTTTGCGGTGGTAATAATCGGGTCTAAATCTGACATACATTATTTTCCCCAGACCGTAGCCCCGGCCTTTGGTACCGAAGTCGCCCAGATTGATACAGACTGCTTTAAACGAAGGGGGGCACCACAATCAGAGCACGTATCAGCCGCCAACTCATGTTCATCTAAGTCGTACCCACAGGAGGCGCAGACTTGTGTAATTTCAGTTTGGGGGTGCTTAACGCCATCAATCTTTTGGGCTTCAAATAGTCTTTTCATATTAGGCTTTCATGATGTATGCCAAAGCATAGTACGGTGGCAGGTTGGCGTTAGTGGCTGAAGAGCCTGTTGTGCTAATACCGACAGTGATGCCGGTTGTGTTTGATAGCGTTGCATAAGGAGAAATATTGGGTTGAGATTGATATACACCCGGAGAATATCCTGTACCAACACCCCCAACACCGTGAAGATGGGTATGGCCCGGATCTGTAACAGAAGCCGTGTGCGTGTGGCTAACTACAATCGCATTTGGAGAACCTCCGGTATCGGCTACTGCATAAGTAGTACCGGCGCCTACAACAAATCTATCTCTTAAATCTGGGGTGCTGTTTAAACCATCGCACAAGTACCAGCCAGCAGGAATTGAGGCTATCGACCCCGACCACATGATGATGCCACCTGACGGTACGTAAGCAGTAGCAGAAGAAACCCAAGCAGAGCCATTAGATGTAAGCACGTTACCTGCGGTTCCGGCGGCATTAATTCCAGTTCCACCAGAGGCGGCAGGAAGTGCCGTGGCTAAAGTTAAGTTACGTAAGTGTGTTATGGCATCAAGACAGTCTGTTCCGTTATTGAACACCACTGTTGTCTTGCCAGCGGGGACAGCCACCCCAGTTTGGCCTAATACCTTAATCGTTACTGTGTCGGCGCAACCGTTATTGACCACATACATCTTCTCTATGGCGGGCACAATCAACTCACGGGGAGACCCACCGGTAGTTCCAGTAAGGTTTAGCCGCATATTTCTAGCGGACTGAGAGGCTGTTGTATCTGTAAGCGTAAGGGTTACGTCAGCACTGGCAAAGGTTACGTCTGCCGATCCAGCAATGGCTTCTTGAATAGCCGTACCGAGGTTTGCATTAGTGACCGTACCCCAAGTGCCGCTTTCATCGCCAGCACCCATTAAGGCTATTTTTAAACTCGACCATGTAGTTGCCATTTAGTACCCCTTATGTTTTCATGATGTACGCAAGTGCGTAGTACGGTGGCAGGTTAGAACCAGAAGTACCGGTAAAGGTTGCCGTGTGCGTATGGGTATCTCCGTCAGATGTCCCGGTACTAGCCGAACCTGAAGCAGCGTTTCCGCCCACGGAGTTAGTACCGTATCCGGTTGTGCCATCATCAGGCGTTCCACCACCGTAATTACCTCCACCAGACGCACTTGCCGACGGAACCGTTGAAGTAAATGGGCCGTTGGGGCCACGCAAGGAGTGGAAGTGCTTTGGCATCTGGGCTTCAGTCAACGCCGTTCCAGTCACACTAATAGAACCAGCAGGGGTTAAAGTAGCCGATCCACCAGACGTTGTATTTGCGCCGGTTACAGTTGTTACAGCAGAACCTGCGTTGTCTTGGAATGCCCCAATAATGAATCTATTGCGAAGATCTGGCGTACCGTTAGATCCGTTACATAGAACCCAACCCGCTGGAATCGTGGCAATTGTTCCCGACCAAAGCAGAATCATCCCAGAAGAAAACGTAGTTATTGCCTGTGATGCCCAAGCGGTTCCGTTGGATATAAGTGCGTTACCAGCCGTTCCAGCGGCATTAAGTCCTGTACCGCCAGATGCTACGGGCAGGGCAGAAGCAAGGGTTAACGAGGAGAGATGTGTGGTTACATCCTTAACGTCCGTTCCATCGTTGTAGAGCCACATTGTCTTGCCAGCCGGTACAGCAACGCCCGTCTGTCCGCTAACCAATACTGTACAAGTATCAGATAGTTCATTCTTAATAATGAAGGTTTTTTCAAGAGCAGGGACTACTAATTGCCGTACCCCGCCAGATGTACCGGTTAGGACTAGGCGTAGGTTCCGTGCCGTCTGAGATGCATTAGAGTTTGTGAGGGTCAGGGTAACGTCGGCGCCGTTAAAGGCAACGCTGGTAGATCCTATGATGGCCTCTTCCAAGGCAGTCCCAAGGTTTACGTTGGTAACGCTACCCCACGTTCCCGTGTTTTCTCCAGTCGTCATCAACTGGATTTTTAGATTAGTTGAGTAAGTACTTGCCATTTATTGCTCCTATGTTGGGATCTGTACCCAAAGTACTGTATTTCCATCATTTACCTGCACCCAGTTGCTTGTCTGGGAATCATTGATATTCTGCCAGTTTGCGTTCTGATTGTCAGGTATTAGGCCCCAAACAAGAACATTTGACACCCTAGCCGTAGCCTGAACACCCGTTGGGAAGACTTTAGCGGTGGCCCTTGTAATAATTGTTACGTTGTCTAAGTTGGAATTGCCCTGAACCCCGGACACCACGACATTGGCATCAGCCTGAGCATCTTCCTGACCCAGAGCCGTATCGCCCTGAACACCAGCCGGGTAGACCCAACCCTTGCCGGATACCCCAACCGAATTAAGTAGACCTGAACCTACGACCCCGGTTAGGAATACCTTAGTCTCTGTCGCTACATCGGTCTGACCAAGTTGGCCTGTAGCCTGAACCCCCGTGACAAATACGGTAGCCTCGGCTGGCTCTTCGGTATTACCTAATTGACCGGTGCCCTCAACCCCGAATACGGACGTATTGGCAGCACCACGGACTTGGAACCCATTTAGGGTATATACGATACCAAGACCGCTAACCCCGATGAGGTTTACAACGGTACTGCCTTGTTCGTCGGTATTGCCAAGGGCGCCTGTAGCCTGAACCCCAGTCAGGAAGACATTAGCCTTACCCCTAACCGTAGCCGTACCTAACTCACCCGTACCCTCAACGCCCGTTACGTTGACACTAATACCTACACGAGCGATGCCAACTTGGCCTTGCGCCTGAACCCCGGTTACAAATACGTTGGCCTTGGCGGCTACAGATTCCTGTCCGAGATCGACTATAACTTGGAACCCAGAAGGCTCAACCGCCCCACCAGAAGCAACCCCTACTGGATCAAGTTCTGCATGGGCTTCTACCCCAACCGGGTATACGTTAGCCTCACCTACAACCGAAACAGTGCCAGTCTGTCCTGTGCCCTGAACCCCAGTTAGGAAGACACTTACTTCACCCGCTACATCCGCCGTACCAAGTTGCCCTTCGGCCTCTACACCGGTTACAAATACATTCGCTTTGCCCGTAACGGACGCCGTTCCTAATTCACCGGTAGCCTCAACCCCAGTAACGTTTACGTTAGCAGGTATCCCTACTACGCCTGTATCGGCAAAGGGCGCACCCGCTAGGGGAAAAAAGCCGAACATTTTTTATGTCATTTCAAGGTAGCGTAGCGACAAAAGCCTGTGCGGCTTCGGGTGACATCAGATTGCCATCAGCGTCTTGAAGTTCTGCGCCCTCCGTGACTGCCTTCTTAAACTCTGCGTAGTCTGTGTTGGCGGGGTCAAATGGGATGTTTGCGCTATCAAATAGACGAATTAAATTTTGCTGGTTGGCAAATCCGTTTTGTAATTTATACATTTATAACTCCGATGATGCAGCAAAATGAACATTACATTCGCTTTGGTCTGTTGCTCCAGACGACTTATACATATAAAGAAAATTGGTTCCTAAAATGCCGCCAGTTGAAACCGACACATTTGTGGCCCCAGTATCGTTACGGTAATTTCCTGTTGCGCTATCGGCTGGAGAGTAAAACACAGTAGTAGGGCTTGCTCTTTTTGTTACTTTGAACGGATAAGAATAAATTAGTCTAGTTCCTGTTGGACAAAACCAGATTGCCCCGTTTTGTGTATTTGTTGGAACTGCTGTTCCTGAGTCATAAGAAGTCTCATAATACCGCTGACACATCGCCAACTCACGCCCATAATCTATGCGCTCAAACGGTGTAGCAACAGAGCCTACTTCAAATTGAAAACCTGTGATGTAGAAGGTTGCGCCGTTAGTTCCGACTACGCTGGTTGCGCCTGTGGCGCCACGGTAATCAGCACCAGCCCATGATCCAGCAGTAGTGCTGAATGTAGAACTAACGCCTAACCCAATCCAAATTCGGATACCAATACCATTTGTTGTTAACCATGTTCCGCTTGTATCACCAGCAATAGTTACAGTTTTGTATTCCCAAGTGTTTGCGGCTGAGATTGTATAAGTAAAAGCGTAACTTCTAGTTAACCCATTATTTTGTAGAGCGCCACCAAAAGTTCCTGTTAAAGAACTGCGCACCCAAAAAGACAAGGTGACTGTCTTAGCGTTTGCCGTACCCCACATTAAATCTGCAATATTTGTTCCTTCAATATACTGTGAAATTACAAAAAATTCACCAGCGCCTACGGTATATGCAGAAGAAGAAGTTGCGCCTAAATAATTAACAAACCCTGTTGGCGGTGTTACAGAACCAGCATTTTGTTGTCCGGTAAATTTAGACGATATAGTTCCATAAATAAAATTTCTATCAACAGGAAATACAAGAATTGCCGAATTATTAGTAACACTAGCACCAGCATTACGCTGGTCAATCCTCATGTCACCATTGATGATGCGGTTGCGGAAGCCCTGCAAACTATCCGCAGTAGGGGTCATGCTATTTATAGTAGCGGTATTGCCACCACTACCGTCTGTGACTGCGTTGACCTTTATCTGGCTCACGTTAAACTCCTAACCGATTGGCTTCCTGTTGCGCCTGATATGCGGCAATGCACTCGGCAGTATGGACTGCGGCGCAGATAGCCTGTACCCGTGGCTCCTCGGCAGAGTAGTCCTGACCCGGAGTAACGCAATGACGGTGGTAGGTCTTGCTAATCTGCTTGCCATCTTCCGTGATAACCGTAGCCTCACGCACCTGTACTGTTCCAATACCAACTACTTCAATCTGGTCTACGCCTACTGTTTTTTCTAAAGCCATTTTTATCTCCGGTTTAAGTCCGTCTGCATCAATCCAATGCAGATAAGTTAAGAGGTCGCCTGATAACAACCAGATATTCTAAGAAATGTTGAATTTGAAAAATTACTACTTGTAATTCCGCTATTAACTCCTGCATTTGTTGTTTGGGTAAGTATTGCATAATTAGAACTAGCAACAACCCTCATCATTACAAAATCTGCAAATGTCATAGTATCAAAATACGAAAACGACAGAGCAGAATAATTTTCATTTGCACTAGCAACAATAAATGGTAAGTTATCAAGCCAAGCAGCGCCTGTTGATGACCCTTTATTTGTTAGTCCAACTACACAAGTAATAAAAACTAATCTACCAATTTTTGTATATGAACCTGATCTGTTACCAGCATCATAAGTAATTCCAGTTGACCCACCACCAAATGCAATACTGGGTGTCCAAGAACCTTCCTCATAATCATCCAGTGTGTTTGCGTCAGACGATGCAGATGCCGTAGCAGGGAATGTGATACCAGCACCAGAGGCCGCAGGGGTAGCAGCGCCAACTCCGACAGTCGTAGTGAACGCACCCGTAGTGCCAGCAACCGCCTGACCCCCAGCCGTAGTAATCAAAGTGCCCGTCTGAGTTGGCAAAGTCAGCGTGTAGTTTGTGTTTGTATTGGGCGCCGCTATAGTCAGCGTTCCCGTCCCGCTTGCGTTGCCTGATATTTTTACGAGACTCATGCTGTATACGTCCCTGAAGAAGTAAATGTATGGATGGTGTATCCACCTACTGTAGTAACCGTGCCGCCAGTTCCTTTTTGTGATCCAAGGTAGCGGATGATGACTATGCCTGATCCGCCTGCACCAGCACGGCCACCGCTAGCATAATCACCTGCACCGCCACCGCCACCGCCAGTATTTGCGGTACCATTCCCAGCGACTCCATTACCTGACCCACCAACTCCACCTCCGCCAGCGCCAGCAGCACCTCCAGTACCGCTAAATCCATTACCACCACCACCGCCACCATAAGTAACAGATGACCCACTAATAGAATTTGAAACGCCTGCGCCACCTGCGCCACCAGTAGTGCTTGAAAAATTTCCACCAACAGCACCAGCACCGCCGCCACCGCCACCGCCCGGATATGAGCCTCCACCGGCTCGGTTTCCAGCAGCCCCGCCAGCATAACCTTGTCCAGATGTGCCTGAGCCAGCAGCACCGGGTGTTCCGTTTTCAGCCGTACCACCACCGCCCCCAGAACCGCCGCTTAGAGCAGCAACACCATTAGGGCTTGCATAATATCCACCGCCACCACCGCCAATCGATGTAATAGTAGTAAGTGCCCCGCCAGAAATTGAAGAGTTGTTACCACTATTTCGTGTGCTATTTGCTGTTGGAGCAGCACCTCCCGCACCTACTGTTATTGTGTAATTTTCTCCGGGGGATAAACTTATTAAAGACTCAACAGTGCCGCCACCTCCAGTGTTAGAGACAGAACTTCTTACACCACCAGCGCCTCCACCACCTGCAATTATTTGGCTACCAGAACCACCGCCCGCAACAACAAGGTAGTCGGCTGCATATGGGTTAGCAATCTGCACCCAAGTTGTGCCGTTGTAATACTCCATATTGTTAGTTGTGGTATTAAACCCTATCTGACCCGCTACCGGGCTAGATGGACGAGTTCCTGTTGTCCAAGTGGCGTTTGCAATCCCCGATGTGCCGTTTAATACAATACTCATATCACACCACCGTCCAGACTGATCCCGAAGGAACCGTTACGTTAACCCCAGTCCCGATCTCAATAGGGCCACCACTGAGGGCGTTGTTGTTTGTGGTAATCGTGTAGTCGGCTGAAATTAACTTGGCGTTTTCAAAAAGACCAAATGTTGTGATATTGCCCCCACCGCCACCAATTGCACCCCATGCCGATCCATCGTAGCCCTCAAACTCGTCAGAGTCATCGTTGAACCGGAACATACCAGCAGCAGGCGCTGAAGGCCGCTCGGCTACGGTACCCACAGGAACCGTCACAGCCCCCGTACCGTCTAAGGTCACATTCTGAAGGGCATTGATCGTAATGGCATTGTTGCCACCCGTCTGTATGTTCAGAATATTGGAGTCGCCGCCAGTTTGCTTTAGACCATCGGTATCTGCGTTAATAAATGAGTCAGCCATCTGTTCTTTTCCTTATGCCGTGTAAGTGCCAGATGAAGTAAATTTAATAACTGTATAAGAACCGTCTGTGGTCACAGTTGGAGAACCGGTAGTTGTTCCAGAATATGATGCCGTCAAAACACGGAGAATAGTCACACCTGAGCCGCCATTTCCGCCAGTTGCGTTGGCATTTGAGCCACCTCCACCGCCTGAACCCGTATTTGCAGTTGCATCCCCACCAGCCGTACTTGTTCCACCGGCACCAGCACCGCCCCCACCACCGCTACCACCAGTAATACTTGCATCTGGGAACCCGCCACCTCCACCACCACCACCAGCGTAAGCGATGGCAGATCCAGTTATCGAGGAATTTCTTGACGAACCACCATTACCACCAGTTGAATTATTTCCTGTAACGCCTGCGCCACCTGCGCCCCCACCACCACCACTTGTGGCTGGATTGCCACCACTTACATAGCCATTACCAGCGCCACCTGCAAATCCATATCCAGTTGATCCAGACGGAGAGGTTTGTGTAGAGGATCCACCGGCAAGAAATCCATAACCACCGCCACCGCCAGAACCACCGTTTGATCCAACAGTTCCCCTACCGCCACCTCCGCCACCGACACCAATAAAAGTGGTATTGAATACAGAGTTACTACCGTTTGATCCGGCAGTAGATCCGCTACCGCCACTACCACCTGCGCCAATCGTGATGGTATACGTGGTTCCCGGTACTAAAGCATAAGAAGTTGCTTCAAGCAAACCTCCGGCTCCACCACCACCTCCAATGTATCCACCACCACCAGCGCCGCCACCAATTACCAAGAAATCAATTGGGATAGTATAAATATTCGTTGATAAATATTGCCAAGAAGACCCTACATAAACTTCAAAATATCCAGTAGTAGTGTTATACCGCATCATCCCAACAGCGGGAGAAACCGGGCGTTGAGCGGTTGTTCCAGAAGGTAAATCAAAAAACCCAGTTGCTGCTGTAAGTGTGTCGTAAGAAGCGTTACCACCTGATCCTGCCTGAGATACCCAAGCGGTTCCATTTGATGTCAAAACATTACCTGCGGTACCGACAGAATTAATCCCAGTACCACCCGATGCCGCAGGGAGCGCATTAGCCAGCACCCAATATCCGGCAGAGTTAACTGTAATAGCCGTCGTGCCGCCAACCTGAAGTTCAAGTTCGGCTGTATTCCCGCCCGTGGCGTTGATGCCGTTTACGGTAGCGTTAATGACTGAGGCTGTCATTCTGTCATCTCAATCCATGAAGTTGTTACTTCGTTCCATATATATCTTTTGCCGTCTGTTGGGTAAGGAACAGGCGAATCCCATAAGCACGTTGTCTCGTTTAGAACCCAAGAAGCATAAGGTTTCGGGGGTATGAACGCATCACGGGTACGGTCATAAGTAAACCCAATGCCAGCGTAGTTCTTACGCAATGGACGGCCCTCTGGGTGTTGACCACCATGAGTGTTATACGAAGTCTGAATCCACTCGCCCGGTGAAGTGTCTACAAATGTCTGAAAAAACTCAGGCTCGGCAACGATGACCTGTTCCACGATTCCATTGTTTACTTTTGCAAAATGCCCCATGTATATCTCCTATGCTGTATAAGTGCCAGATGATGTAAATGTGTGGATGGTGTAACCACCAGCAGAAGTTACCGTACCGCCAGTGCCACGTTGTGCACCGGTGTAACGAATAATGACAATGCCAGAACCTCCGTTGCCAGCGAAAGATGGAGCAGTTCCACCAGCACCAATAGTAACTGTATATGCATTTCCAGTACTTAATGAAAGTGCAGATTCAGCAGAAGCACCTCCGCCAGAAGACTCGCCAGAAACAGAAGACCTGTATCCACCAGCACCGCCACCACCATGACCCGCTC